GAAGCCGAGTCGATTGGCGCCAAATCTGTTTATGCTGACGAGTTGATTGATATAGCAAACGAACTCCGCCAACAAGCCTCAGATCAGGAGAAGTGTGATGAATAAGCTAAGGCACATACACAGCAAAATCGGGTCCGAGACAGCCTTCAGAATCCCTGTATCAGTGGAGGATGCGATAGCGGAGGCTGTGGAGGCTTATGATGCGCTGGATAAAGAACGCAGCGAGCTGACGGCTAGGGCTGCTCGATTAGAGCGGGTATCGAACTGGGTCCATAACGGATTCAATGACGAAGATGATTGGGATCGATTCGTAGAATTCAACAAGAAGGTATATGCAGAGTCGCTGCCCGCATCTCTTAAGCTGCTTGAGGCTGACATCATCGAGAAGTGGGCTGACGGCATCGCTGAAGGCTACGGCAGCGGCTGCACTATGGCCGTTATGGAGGTCAAAGGCTGGCTGAAACGCTCAGCTGTTGAGCTACGAAAGCAAGCGGAGAGAGAGGATGGGTAAATTAGAGCATGTATTGAAGATGAATGCAGATGCAATGACCAGCACAGGGGTTCAATACATCAAAGATGCGATCGTTGAGCGCGACGAGCTGGCGGCCAGGGTTGAGCGGCTGGAAAAACAGTTGCGCGTATTTCTCCCTGCTGAAGCCAGTGAGGATAATTTCTTCGAATACTCAGAAGGGTCGGAGCAAATAGGTCTTGATGTTTGGCAGTTGTTGGACGAGCCACGCGAAGCCTCTCTCCTGCTTCATGATGCTGCGTTGTTGCGGCGGTTTGCCAACAGTAGAGAAAAGGCGTTAGACAGCATATCGCTGGGCCATGAGAACAGAAGCCGAGGGGCCAGCACGTATAACTGGGAGTCTCATTTTTGTATGGAGATTGCGCGAGAGGCTTCAAGAATCGAGCAAGCCGCCGCACTTGAAGGAGAGGGGTGACGTGCCGATTGAATTAACCGTCCAGAAGATGGGCGACAACCTTCACCCGGTAACCAGCGCCGACCGCGAGGCGCTAGAGGGCATCCGAAATGGCCAAGGCTTCCGCATCTCCCTAGTAAGGGTTAGCGATCGGTCGATCAAGCACCACCGGCTGTACTGGGGCGGCCTGATCAGGCTGGTAGCTGACTACTGGGAAGGATCCGCCGGCGTTGCTTCCGAATATGATCGTCGTTTTGTCCGCGGGTACGTGAAGTGGCTTGGCAACGCCGGGTTCGATCCTGGCTCATCTGAAACAGCGCTGGGAATGTATCTCGATCACCGCAACGAGGTGGCCAAGTCGCACATACCGGAGAACGAGAAGGCCAAGACGATGCTTCAGGACATCCACGATTTTCTGAAAGAAGAGGCCGGCTATTACGACTTGGTGAAAACGCCTGCCGGCATCAAGAAGCGGCTTCACTCGATCAATTTCAATGCTCTTCCGTCAGAGGCTGAATTCATGGTGTTCTATCGCAAGGTGTTCTCAGTCGCCTGGCGCTACGTCTTCAGCCGGGCCAACTTCGCCAGCGAGTCAGAAGCCGAGCAGGTTGCTATTCAGATGAGCCAAATGGGGTAAGGTGAAATGATGAGGGTAAGTCTTAAAGACAAAGTGACCGATTTGAATAAAGACGCTCTCTGGCTGATTGGTCAGGTTATGAACAAGCACACCTCTGCGATTCTTGAAGAGATGATAGACCAACTGAAAATCAAAGACGCTCGGATAGCAGAGCTCGAGTCAAAACTGATGCAGCAGGATCGATAATGAACAGAAAGCCAACAAGGCAAAGCCGTGGCCCGAACGCCGAAGAGAAGCGCTTTCACGGGTTCACCAAAGAGGCCTCATGCATCGCATGCGGAAACCCTGGCCCGAGCATCGTTCATCACTGCGAGGGATCCACGTTTAAAAATAACAAGGTTCTGGTAGGCCATTATTTTGTGCTTCCGCTTTGCGAGCTATGCGATACGGTAATCACCAACGGAAGCAAGAAGGCATTCAGGGCCGAGTTCGGCCCTCAGTCTGAGTTATGGGGAAGGCATATCGAGAGGAGCGGCTTTAAGCCTCCTGGAGAGGTTTCAGCCGCTGTTGAATCGTGGGGCCGCTAACGGCTCCAGAGATTGTATTCTAGCTCCAGGCCTGTCGCGTCATTTTAAGCGGCATCAGGTCTGAATCGTTGCTAAGGTCAGGAAGGATTTTGCTGAGGAGATGATCGCAACAAAGAAAACCCCGGTTAAGAGGTCTTCAGTGTTTTACGATGACTTTATCAAATCAACGAAGAAAGAGATTGCCGATCACAAGAAACGGATCGGCGTATAACCGACCTACGGCAAGACGCAGGCCGGATAGTGATCAGTTACTATTATTCTCCCTTACTAAGCACTCTGAGAGATCTCATGGAAAACATTATTGATGCGGATAAAACACAACGTTGTTTCAGTAGGTACTATAAAATCAGCGCCTTTTTTCAGCTTAATGTTGGCATTATTTCTAATCGTATAATTGCCGTTTGAGAAACGTAGAGCGATGAAGTCTTTTGCTGCGTTAGTAATATCTGCTATCGATGTGGCACCTGCCGCAGACAGAGAGACTATATTGCTCCAGTTCATGTCCAACGTGATATCAGCTCCAACATCTCCGTTTGACTCATGTGGACCTGTGCTGATATAAGCGTCATTTGATAAATGACCTATTTGAGCCTCATCAACTTGTAATCCAGATACGTTGAAAACCACCCCTTTACGAACCGTCGAACTCTGCTTCATTCCATTAATGGTTAGAGTAGATACATCATCATCCTCTACATGGATGTTAGTCTGTGTCGCTAGTTGTGCCCCGACCATCTCAGCGTTTGAAATACTGACAACGCCTTTATTTATAAAAATACCGCGCACATTAGCATTGCTAAATTCAAGATGGGGAGTGAAGAAGTTAACCACAGCTCTAGTTCCGCCGAATAAACTGCCGTCAATATGGATTACATCTTGTCCTGCATCTACATCTTCCCATGCTCCGCCGTAAACGTTCACAGTGAAATCGCCCTCTACCCTGAGAGTATTGCCGCCACACTCATCGGACCATATATTATGCAGCTCTATTGGCCCGCCATCACCTAATGCCACGTTGTCTGGAGATGCTACAAGCCTGATGTTATGAGATGAGCACTCAGTTACGGAAATATCTCTGAAAGTAGAGTTTACAAATACCTGGTTTAGCCTAATTCCTTCACAAGTAGCCCCGCCGCTCCGGTTGCCGTCTATCCGCATTCTGCGCAGGAACATGAATTCCTGACCGACACCTGTCTTTGTTTCGTTCTCGAACATTGCCCCTGAAAAGGCAGTGCCAGATTTAGCTTTGAAGAAAGTAGTAGTTGTTCCTCCCCCGTCCATGCCGCACTTTTCAGGAATTAATACACCCAGACTTATTCTGAATCTACCTGCTCCAGCGTTAACCTCCACACCCTGCGCAAATGTTTTCATGTATCGAATCATGGACGCTAGCGCTGAATCGTTCCCCGAGGCCTCAGAGTCCTGATCCCCTCCCTTAGCACCCCACCATTTAAGGTAAGCATCGCTGAATCCTGCAACAGTACCTAACCCGGTGAATATCTGATGATCCGGGTTCGCTGTTAAGCCGTTGCTGAATGTAACTGTGATTGCGGTGTCAATAGACAGCCCACCCCCCGCAAAGAATACAGGGTTTGTAAAAGTCAACGCTGATTTTATGTTAGCGGTACCAGCAGGTAGCGTCACAGGCCCGAACGCATCTGCATTGAATAGGGCTAATCTATCATCCGTAACCCCATCCATTACAGCACCGAACAATTTAGCGCTTATAAATGTTGGGAAGTTTTGTTCAAGCTGGTTTCCGTTCGCAAGATCAATGTAAGAGCCGCCGTCTGCTGTGCCGGTAGCTGGCCCTACTACCCTGAAGAACATCAGGCCTGAATTGTTACCGGTGGCATAGTCATCGATAACTACAACCACTCCAACGGTGAGATCAGCGACCACACCATCAAGCGCAACAGGGCTGGCCGCTGTGGCTACTGCTACTGTAGCGAATATAGGGCTGTAGCGCTTGTCCGACATTACTTTACTAGGTTCAATGTTGAATCTATCATTTGATAAATCATAAACAGCACTAATTAAATTACCTGTCACAATGCTATTCGATAACAGGACACCCCCTGTGTCAGTTGTTAGTGATTTAACACCAAGCCCTGCGACATTTACGGTGGATGCTCCATTGTTTGTATTACCGGCAATAAATGATATTTCAAACCCGTCAGTGTATGAAGGCGCCCGCTGCTTGCTGCCAATGACTGAAAGAACATAAGCATCCGCTGCGCCACTATCAGTATAGAAATTGCCGTTCGCAACATATCCGGCGATCGCCTTACCGAGTTGGTTAAGGTCACCACCGGATAACGTGATTCCGAGTCCTTCGATGACGCTTTGAATCTCCGACGGGACTTCATTCCACTCTGCAGCAGTAAGCGTCCCACCCGTTATTTTATCGTTCAGGTCTTGCATGTTGTCAGCCCCTTACACTTGCTGAAAGATGATGTCACAGTTCGCCGGCTTTAGCTTTGTGAACAGACATTCTAGAATTGCAATTTCACCACTACCAAAAGTAATAGGAAACACTAGCGGAAAACGGTTTGCTTCCTGGACGGCGAACCGGACGACGATAGTGAACCGGGATTCCTTCACCGTGGTGAACATCACCACAGGGAAAGTCAGGGGGAAGGTGATCTCGTCAATCCCGGCGTTAATCGTAATAGTCACGCCGAAGATTGCAGCCAGGTCAATGAAGTCCTGGCGTGTCTGGACGCCTAGCGCGGCCAATTTCGTCAGGATGTCCCGGCGGCGATCAGTCAACGATCCGGCGCCAGTGAAACACTCATCGGGGATCCCGAGCGCTGACTCCCATTCATTTATGAATTTGGTGGTCAGGTCTGGAATTACCTGTTCACTGTATTCCTTCAGCAATCCGTTCGCGCGGAACAGTTCCCCGGCCATCCCACGCAACAGCTTCCTGAAGTTTGAATTGGTCACGTGAGCTGATGCAAACAAACAGCCTCCAGGCAAGTAATCAGCCAGGCTGTTGGTATATTCTTCGACGTCTCTACGAGCAAATAAAACCATCAGCTGAACACCACGTTACCCAACGTCCCTATTTCACCTATTGCTATGGCCACGTCACCGGACGGCGTACTGAGAGTGAACGACGCTACCTCTGATCCTGTTTCAGTATCTACCGTGTTGAAGATAGCCGATCTATATGCATCCTCATCGATATCGACTCCGACGGCCGTGTCTTCTTCGAAGAACGCAGCCAAACTCGCTTGTATCGCTGTCTGCATAGTCGAAGTGTTCGGGGTCAGCGCAGTAAACGTAAAGTCGACACTCACAGCGGTCGGACTTGCAACAACAACGTCAGCGTCTGCGGTATTCGCCGGGGTAATTTCAAGGATTTTATTTTTGACCGTGGTCACTTCTGATGCTGTTGGTATCGGGTTGTCGTCATTGTCCCGCATGAAGTAGGTCGTGACGGTACCAAGGGCTATAGAAAGGGATGATGTAATCGTTCCGGTCGCCGGCGTGCTGGGAGTATTGGCGACGATATAGTGAAAAACGGTCGTACTCTCCACCAGGATTACCGCGTCCGTGACGTTGTAGTCCGTTTCGTTCGCCCCAGTGATAGTCACGGCTTGACCGCTAGAGATGTCCAGGGGTGCGGCCAGGGTTACCGTCGCTATATTACCGAGTCGAGTGATAGATGTTACAGAAACAGCACCGATGACAGTTCCCGCTTTCTGTACAAAGACCCGAGTTACCCCGGCAACCTCCTTGGCTTTAGATGTGATATCGGCTTCGTTGAAATGAGCAATCGGATTTTGAATTCGATCCAGCATTCTCAAACGTAAGGCCGCGTCCGTTTCCTGATCTGTACCCCCCCCGACTGCGCCGAAGTCGACCGTCAATGTATCGTCAACGTTTACAATGGGACTCTGCAGAGTGATCTGTTCGCCAGGATCTAGATTCGTATCTGCTCCGAAGTCAACTGACTGGACAGGAACACTGGCTGACGTGAAAGCCGCTAAAATCGTACCTGTTGCCGGTGTTGCAGGTGACCCAGCAACTTGGTATTGGAACGTGTTTAATCCTGTAACAGTGATCGCCGCTGCACTAACGTTGTATTCTGTCTCATTGGCCCCTGAGATCGTTACCGGTACATTGTTGGCTAGACCGTGATTGCTGGTTGTCGTCGCTGTAGCTGTCTGACCCGATCGGACAATCCCGGAAACGCTGATTGACTGAGCGGAGATAGTGGCGCTACTAGTTGACGTGTAGTTTCCGTCCGCTGTGGTCATGACGGTTCCGTTAGGTATCACGGCTGCCGCTGTGCCGGTTGCGACGACGCTCCCTGTTGCCTGGGTAGCAGCAAGTCTTTGAATACCCCATATTGCCGCCCACCGCTCCAGGAATGTACCGGTTGCAGTATCCGGGAAGTTTTCCAGAATGGCCGCATTAAGCTGCAGATAGAAATCAAATATCCGGTTCGCAAACGAAGTGATCAGGGCCGAGAGCCAAGAGTTTTTTAAGAACGGATTTGACTCCGGAAGCTCACGCTGGACGTCTGTCTTGGCGCGGCTCTCAACCTCAGCTGCTGTGGATGGTATTTCAATCGGCATTATCGCAACCCTGTATTCTGCCACAGATCAAAGAACCGTCGTTCAACCTGCGACCGGCTCCGACGAATAACTATTTCTAGCGTGACTGTACCATTTTTGACTGTTGCATTCACTTCGTCAACAGCCACAGCAAACCCGTCATCGACGAGCCACTGTAAAGCTTTCCGCGCCTCGTCTTCGATTCGGTTCAGATTGGTACGAGTAACGCGCGCCTGCTCGAACAGCCACAGTTTTGAACCGTTCTCGAAGTCCTTCCCTTCGCTGCCTATCCATCCGCGGCGTAATTGCGGCTCGACGACCTCTGAAGAATCAGCACGTCGTTCTCCCAGCAGGCTATAGAGCAGTGATGTATCGAAGAAATCATCAGTCAGAATATCACCATCTGTATCGATCGTGATGTCGAACAGTTGGGTTGCTGCGTTAACCGTCAGCACTGCATCTGTATCGCCTGCCATTATGTCACTCCGCTAATTGCTGCCTGAACATCGCCCGCCGAATCGTTGCCCTGAGCATGGCCGTGGTCCTTGCCTACGTCTTTTCCTGCGTTGGTCATCGTCCCTGTGACAGCTAGGTTGCCCGTGACTGTGACATTGCCCGTCAGTGCTATTGCCGGCGCTGTCACCGTGGCTGTCGCGGTGGCTGTGACCGTTGCGTCGGCACAGTTCACATCGACCGTCGCGCTTGCGGTCAACGTCGCATCGGCACAGGTTATATTCACCGACTCAGATGCTGTGACGGTGGCATTCTTACAGGTCACATCAACGTTGCCGGTTCCTTCGTTGCCTGTGGTGATCAATAGATTGCCGTTTTCATCCCACTTGATCAACGCGCCAGTCGGCGGGTGGTAGAAGGCAACTTCACCATCTTTCAACGTTGGTCGGTCTTTGGGTAACACTCCGATTGCTACACGATTGTCCGGATTACCCTGAACGGCACCGATCAAAGCAAGAAAATCAGCAGGAACATTGCCGTGCATCCCGTAAGGGAACAACATTGCACCGTCAGCCACCTTGCCCAGATATTCCATCTGCTGCGTTGGGAACTGTTTATCATCCGACCCGGGCGCAGTTATCCGGGCCCATCGCAACATGTTTTTTATTGACTGGTTCATATCGTCAACACCAAATCAGCAGTCTTGCTCGTTACTGGCTTGGCCAATTCTAAGCTGTAAGCGTTCTGATCGACAAATAAAAGTGAAGTCTGCTGCCCACCATCAAGATCAAGCGTGAACGTCACGGAGTTGCAAAGCATCGGCTCAGACTTGCCAAGGTAATCATCAACGATCTGATATAGCCGGTTCGTCTGCCACAGTGCTGTCGTCGCGTCGGTTGGATCCACCCGATATCCGGGCACCGTGGCGGAATATACTAGCCCACGGGCTTTGCGGATATTTGCCTCCCACTTGGCTCTGGATACGTTCTGATCGTCAGAATTTGGCGTTTCAGATATCAGGATCATCTGACGGCCTTTCCGGACTTCTGGGTCAAGGGTCCGCCCGCTCTGGTCCACAACGGAGTCGAGGCCAGTCTCACCGGCTAGGACCAGAGCAAGCGGGTTCAACTGTGAGGCGATTTTGTAAACGTTGAATCGCCCGGTCGTGTCGAAACTGAATGAACTCGCGATGACGTTGTTATCAGACGCTCCGATGATGTGCTGCACGCTGCCTGCTGCCTCCACACCTGACCCGCTGGTGATCACGATATTTCCATCGCCATCAGACGTCAGCAGCACTTGGCGCTTGCGGCTGTATTTCTCGATGAAGCTGAATGCGTTGTCGCCGGGCTCTGGCGCCGCTATATCTTGGGCTGCATCAAACGGTGCTGTTGTGACTTCTTCGATCACTTTGATGCTGGCGCCAATGTTTGCGATCACTTTCTGGATGATTTCTTTCAGCGTGATCGGAGCGCGCAGGTCTGACAATTCGCTTATCGTGCTGTCCAGAAGATCCCCGGTCTTATCCCGTCCCTGCACTGTTATCACGTGGTCAGCCGCATCATAAAACACGTCAACGACCTCTATAAAACCAGTCAGCACTGGCTCACCATCAACGATAACCCGGCATGATTCCCCGCCTTTGAACGGTAACGGCTGCCCCTCAGCTGCTATAGCCTCAAAACTGAACGTGTTGGCCAAGGCATCAAGCCTGATCTCACAACTTGCCGCCGTGAAGTTGTCATACTGGACGCCGCTGACTTCTAAGGTCATTGTCATGCCGTCAGAATCTCCACATCGCCGTCGACAAACGATACATCAGTGATTCCGTTGAGACCTATGATGTCGTCAGCGCTCTCTGACTCGCCGTAATACTGATAACTTAGAACCCTGGCCGGGATCGTGTTTACGTGAACCTCGGTGATCTGTTTGGCGGTTGTCTTCTGCTCATCGAAAAACTGCTGAACGATTACACGCATATCCGTGACGGCTGCAATCACTTCGTTAGATGACCCTGAAACCATAACCCGCTGGAATTGCACCTCGAGATCGTCGGCAGCTTCTTCAATCTCACGGACGTTATTAAACTGAATCTGCGCAGTGTTCACATAGGCGAATCCAAGAGCAGACGCATTCATTGACCCGTTCAAAACAGCGCGATTTTGTTCACGCTGGATTCGCCCGGCCGTCGTTGTCTGAACGTCATCTTCATCGTTATTGCCGAACCCGAAAAACCCTTGAAATGACTTGGCTGTATTTTCAACCGTGCCAAACAACCCATCCACATTTGAAAAAAGATTGTTGATGCTTGTGGCCAATGATGCAGGAGCAACCACCAGGCTGTTCACATCGGCAGTCAGCTCACCAATGAAGCTGTTGAATTCGTTTATTTCGTCTTCTGCAGCACCAAGAAACGATGTCGAAGCAATGGCCGAATCGATTATCTCGTTGATCTTGTCGGCTGCATCACCAAAGTTGTTCTTGAACTTGGTCAAAACCTCGTAATTGTTGGTAATGTCGGCATTGACTGTGGTCGTTACCGCGGCGTTTGCCTGGGTCAGCTGTGACAGCGCGGTGAGCGTTTGCCGCGGAATTCCGGTATCGCTGGAAATCTCGAATGTTACGAACAGCCTTGTCCGCCCAAAGTCGCTGAAATCCTCATTGATCGTGAACGTTGTCGCGACTACGTTCTCAATCCTGCCGTAGAGGGGGTGTATTAGCTCGCCAGCACCCTTGTCTTCGATAGCGGCGATCAGCGTATCTCTGTACTCGAAATAGCCCTGCTGCGTGTTTGTGACGCCACCTGCCACTGTAGTCCTGGGCGCAACCACAATCTGCAGGTTATAAACGCGCGGGCGCAAGCCAAGATCTTCAATGGTCTGCGTGTCGCGGTTCGGGAATTCCTTTTTCGATGTCTTACGGCCGCCCGCCACTGATCCAGAATCGATTCGGATTGGAATTCCTTTGAAAAATCCGTCTATGATCCGTGTTGAATCAGCCATTACAGACCAGCCTCCATCATGTTGATGCCCACGTTCAGGCCAGGCACCTTTCCAGAGGTTTTTGTTTTGATAGATTCAACAGCACGCTCTGGGGCTCTGAGATTCACATTCACGTCCGTTTGAGATGTCCGGTTAATCGTCTGCTCAGATTTGATTTCTGTGTCACCGAAACCAAAAACAGATCCTGCGAATGCACCCAATTCAGATATAGCTGCCTTGGCTTCACGAAACGGCGACAGAACGCTGTTAACTACCGCGCTGCCGAACTGAACAACGGAGTCGACCATCCTGGAAAAGAACATTGATACGTCTTCCCACAATGCTTTAGCACCACCCTTGATGCCTTCCCAGTTCTGGATGATTAGAACACCGGCAGCAATAAGAAGCCCAGCCGCCGCGACAGCGAGCAATACAGGAACAACCATGGCTGAAAACGAAATGCCAAGAGCGCCTGCTATCACCGTCAGCGCACCAAACACCACAACAGCCTGGCCAACAACAAACAATATCGGACCAAGAGCCGCTAATAGCGCCACAAAAATAGTAACCAGCTTGGTGATCGTCGGGCTTTCCTTTGCGAAGGCCTGTATTTTACCCCTCAACTCCGTGAAAAACTCATTCAGACCGGCGATCCCATCAGTTAGACCGAAAACATCAACGATGATGTCCCCGAACACTCCGCTGGTGAGGCCTATATTATCTTTCAAGGTTGAAAAAACGCCCGCCAGTGTTTCAGATTGACGCTTCGTTTGGTTGAAGAAGATGCCGCCGGTCTTGGTCATGCCTTTCAGTGCGTCTTCCATGACAGCGAAACTGATCTTTGATTCTGAGGCGAGTTTGAAAACCTGAGCCTTCGTTATACCGAACTTGTCAGCGATCGCGTCAATGACCGGAATACCGCGCTCGGCAAGCTGCAGCAGCTCCTCTGTCATCAGCTTGCCCTTTGCCCTGGCCTTACCGAAGATTTGAGCGATATCCGAGAGAGGAGCATCTGTGCCGGCCGCGATATCACCCAACATCCGTAGAGTGCCGGGCATCTCATCAAGAGGAACCTTGAACGCAAGAAGAGTTTTGGTTGCCTTGGCCACGCCTTCCAGCTGGAACGGGGTCGTGGCGGTGAACTCGGTCAGCTGCTGCAGGAGTTTCTGACCCTTCTCAGCGCTGCCGGTCATTGTCTCGAATGATGTTGCAAGAGTTTCAAGCTTGGCCGATTGAACCAGAGCAACCCCGCCGAAAGCAACCAGAGGTAACGTCACCCGAGTGGTCAAAGCACTGCCCATGGATGAGATTTTTTTTCCGGCAGCCTTTGCCTGTTTTCCGACCTTTTGCAAAACCTGGCCTGCAGCTTTTGCTTTCCGGCCAAACTTGTCAAAACCATCGGATGCTGCACGAATTACACGGCGAACCTTCTCAGCCTGGCGTGAAAACCGATCCTGCAACTGGATTATAAAACTTACTTTGTTACCCACGTCGCGACCTCTTCATTTCTGCACACGTTCTCGACTGATCACGTTGGCTTCCTCTTGCAATTTGAACAGTTCGGACAGCGGCATGGTTTTTATTTCATGGTAAGAAACCGCCCCCTCAAAAAACGTCATCAAGCGGACGGCCTTACCATAGAGCTCGTCTACATCGTCTCTAATGCAGACGTAAGAATAAAAACCTTCAGGTATTCGCCGGTCATGGCCTCCAGGTCGCTCATCGACATTTTTGACATGATAGCTTTCTTGATCTGCTGTTCACCGTCGATTAAGGCTACCCCCGTATCTGAGAACACTGCCCGGGCGGTCGTCAAGTATCCAGCGTAATCGATATCAGACATCGACAGCATGGCCATGATCATATCCCCGGACAAGTCGTCAAGGCCTGCACCATCTTCATCCTTGGGCGCAGCCTCAGCCGCAGATGGTTTCTGATTTGATACCGCCTGCATAAAGCCTTGCTTTAGCCGGGCAACACAACCAATGTTTTCTACGGTCGGCGCGCTAACAGTGATGAACGCAGCTTCACGCATATCGCCTTTGAAGGCATATTCGAAGGGATCTTTCAGCTCGTAAGTAAGTTCTTTCATTTTTGGCCTCGCTGTGGGGCCGAAACCCCGTTATTTACTGCGCTGGATTAGCGCGGAATTCGATCTCAACAGTTCCATCGGTCGACAGGTTAACTTCAGGATTGCCCTGGATCGATGCTTGCGTGAAAATCCGGGTGAACTGCGCGCCGCCAGTGGATGACTGCAGCTCGACGACGTTATTGTTCAGGTTGTTTTTCCACTCCCGAACCAGGGCTGCGGAATCCTCAGTCGACGGCATGGAGAACTTAACCATGCTGAACTTCGTGGCCAGGTCTTCAGAGAATACCTGCTCAGTCTGGCCGCCGCCTACAACGGCATTACGAACGTTAAATTCGCCAAAACCGTCATCGTAAGACAGCGTGTTCGCTTCATACGCGATGATATCGTTGTTGACGAAAACCGCGACGTTGTTTAATTGATTAGCCATGATTCATTATGCTCCTGTGCTGAATGCAATCTTCATGGTGGCGGCGAACTCTCGGATCTGAGTGACGATCGGGACTGTCATCTGGATGGTAACCTTGCCCAGCGCCTTGTCGATCGTAATAACTAGATTGTCATTAAAGAAATTCAGCGCAGTCTCACCGGACTCGAGCAAAACGAAGTCTGGCCCGCTCAGGTCTTGATACAGCCGCTTCAGGAACGACCGGATCACCAACTCGTTCGCCATGTCCCGGCCCTTGATTACATCGCCTTCAGTCAATCGGGATTGAGCGAACCTGGCCCGCAGGTTGTTAAAGAAAAACTCACGCGCTTGGCTGGCCGTATCGACAAAGTTCAAAAACGTGAACGTCACATCAGGGTTGCCCGCGACATCGGTCTTGTAAGTGGTCACAAACTCACCGCTGATCACTGTGTTGTTGGCCTTGTTGTTGCCGATCACCGTGATCCCGTCGTCTTTCAGATCTTCGATCTCGGAATCATCGAAGCCGCGGCCGGTCTGCATCGGCACCAGTTCAGCGAATGGTGTGTTGAAATACGGCTTGGAAGCCAGCGCCGGTCCACCGAAGCTGTCGAGCGGGCCGTTTGCTGTGATTACCAGGTCGGCAACACTGAAACCATCGGTATCCAGGCGGAGGCCGCGGAATCCAGCCCATTGAGACGCAACAACCATCGGAATCTCAACGATTGCCGGTCCAGAGTAGTTCGTCTCGGTTTCTTGCTGGTCTCCGATAATGACTAGGCTTTGGCTGTTCAGCGCAGCACCAAGCACTTTCAGATTCGATACTGTGTCTGTCAGAGCGGTAAAACCGACGCCATCCAGAACACTTCCGTCAGCATTAAACCGCGGGTCCAGGAGCGTGCGTAGTTCTGCGGTATCGTTTGGATAAGGCCAGACAATGGCCTGGTATCGTTTGTTACCAATAACGTCGAACACTGCCGTCAGAGTGGGATCGGTTGCGCCTGATGCCATCCCTACCACTGCCTGGCCGGTGATGCCGCCGATTTCTCCCCGGGTTTCAAGTGCGATGCTGTTACCGTAGGTGCCCGCGTTGATAGCAGTAAAGGTCACGACACCAGCGACGTTGGCAGCATCGACAGGCACATCAAGATCAGCATTGACGGCAGCAACAATCGAAGCTGCAACGTCCGTTGCAGTGTCGGTATCTGCAACTGCTACGCTGAACTTGTGGTTACGCTCAGAGCCGACGATGACCGTCAGTGTTCCCGCTTCAGTAGCGGTTCCGACAATCGTGATCGTGCCTGTTGCATCAACGCCTGATCCATCATCATCCAGGGCGATAGCATCAACTTGGACTTGCTGATTGCGGACCTTATTGGCCCGGATCATAGTGGCCAGCATGCCGTCACGACCAAACAGGGCATCTTCAGCCCCGCCGTTGGCGATCGCTTCAACCAGCGCGCCGGCAGTAGCAGAGCCAGCCGATGTTTTTTGACCCACGAACAGAATGCGTTGCCCGGTATTACCTACCGTAGCCGACGCATTGACGATATTTACCGTTGTTTTCGGCTGCAGAATAGTAGTGGTCATTTACTTGACTCCTTTTTGGGCTTCACGGGAGCATCTTTGACCATCTCCACGCAGTTATCGATCTTGGCATCGTTCAAACGACGGCGCCAAAACTTCTCTAATGGTACGCCGGCGCTGTCAGCCTGTACAGACACCACGCGGCCGGCTTCATAGCCCTGCATGGGCTGGTTCAACTTCAGTTTCATGGTGTTCATAATGGCTCATCATCCAGGTCAATGTCAGAAGTAATCACCCCGGTACCTACATCGTGGTTTTGGGTCATAGAGATATCACGGAACGCAACATCCTCGTCAGCTCCCACTGTATCATCAACGCCCATAAGAAGTGTCAGCTCGAATGTATAGCGGTGAATGTAGAATGCAGTGTCGTACCCGTGGAAACCGTGTTCGTTGAACATTAGAGCATTGTATTTACCGGCGGCCAGAAGACTGTCGAACTTGGCAAACAAGATGCTCTGGCAGATTGGCCGAAGCAATTCCTCCGCTCTGTCTCGAGCCTTCCGACCTGAAATCGTGCCAGATGTCGGGAGAAATACGAACAGGCTTACCGTCTGGCTTATGAACTGCTTGAAGTGATTTGTCCGCTGAACATTATCTGTTCCATCTATGTCCAGCGTTCTGTTCTTATTCGCCACTCCGTCATTCACGACAACATACAACCAGGCGTCATCGGTCTTCTGTGCCGTGTAGGATGCCAGAGCTCGTACGTCTTCTGCTGCTCCTGAGATCCGCGGCTTGATCTTGGCCGTGATCGTGCCGGCCGCCGGCGTGAACAGCGTGCTGTCTGTGATCTCGTATGTGAAGGTTGTCGTGGTCGGAACGGTGGTGACTTTCTTCAGGCCGTTATAGCTTTGGAGTGCGCTTGATCCGTTCAGCAGAAGCGGCGAACCGGTTGCGCTGGTGGGGCCGCTGTCGGCAACCTGGAAGGTGATCGTGCGGCGATTGAGGACTCGGATCAGGGTGAACGTACCGTTGAATTCTGATTCCGTGGCACCGCTGATCTCGACCGACGTGAATGCACCCTCGGTCATGTCGTGATCTGCAGCAGTCACCAGTGTCGCTACAATTCCGACCCGGTCGATACTGCTGATGGTGATCGGTGTCTGGGCGCCGACGATGTTTACCGATTTTCCTATGGCCAGGCCGTGCGCCGTTGCGGTGGTGGCCGTAACTGTGGTCCCGCTCCGGGTCAGCGAGCTGATAGAGAACGAGGTCGTGAAATCATCGACCAATGCAGGAAGCCTGGCAGACAGCTGCAGTATGATATCGCTGGCTCTCACTTCAACTCCTTCAAAATTCCACGTTCAAAATGCTCGGTTAAATTTCCTTGCTGAGATCTTAACGCATTGCCAAGGCTCGGTCTTGCTCTCATCTTCGTGGTTCCGAACTCTACCCAGCCTGCGTAATCCGGCGCGCTCTTGCCGCTGCTGACTCCATAGCCGAATTCGATCTCTGTTGCACCGTGCAGCTGGTAACTCAACGAACGCCGAAGCATTCCTGATAGGTTGGCGTGTGTCTCGCCTGGCGCCGATGATAAGTGTCTGCGCCTACGCCCGGCTCTGTCCCGGCGAATATAAACGATACCCGTCTTGGTGCCCTTCAGGATTTCACGGCTCGCCTCTGATATCAGTGCCTGGCCAGCCTTGAACATCCCGCGCCGCAATCCTTTCCGGGTCAGCTTCTCAAGCCCTTCTATGCGACCGAATACTCGATCGTTACCGCGGCCCGGAGTGAATCGAACTGTCATGCTTTGCTCGCCTCCTTATCGCCGCGATCATTGCAATGCAAAAGCTGATATACAGATCGCTCATCAAGATTTTCAACTCGCAAAATGTCTAACCGTCGACCATCTTCCAGCTTAACCCATGTTTCAGCGGTGACACTGGCATCGAAGTTGATATAAATCCAGTGGGTTAAATCCTCTTCGGTGGATACGCCATCAAAGAACGTTTTACCTCGAACAGTTTCAACCAGCGCCCAAGCGGGGGGATTGGGCGCAGTAAACGTTTCATCGAAATCAACAGTATCGAACTCCGGAGCCTCGATTGCTCTGTTCTCCAAAGTAATCCTGTCTTCCATATCCCCGATGCATGGTTGGCGGCGCTTCTTTCGGATTTGCTGGCAAACTGGCACTAGAACTCCTCCCTCCATCTGAATGAAGCTGCAATATCACCGGTTACAGCGACGCCATCAAGACCTCGCGCGCCAAGTGTGAACGTCTGTCCTGGTCGTATGAAGATGCCGGTGTTACGCACGTCAGACCGCCGGTTATCTATTCTACCAAGGATTGTTCTGGGCCCCGCCTTCACGTCGTCAACGGTCCCGTTGATGCTAATATCAACCACCGAGTTTGCAGTATTAACGTCAACGAAAGCATCGTTTCCTGCAAGCGTACCGTTCAATATACCGACGAACTCGACTCCCTTGTTTCCATCGGTGACGAAGTTCACGATCGAAACTTCCAATCGAATGTGGTTGATTTTACTGGCGAAGGAAGTCTTATTCCTTATCGTGAACATGTTCTGATAGAGGAACGGATCGGTCACGATATTGACAGAGGCCAGGTTTACCCGTGCATCCTCAACAGAAAACCACCGATCGGCGCCCGGCTCAATTCGGTCACCTCCGGCAACGCCTGCACGCCAGGAACCTGTCTCGATAGTGACGCTAGTTCCAGACCCTGAAACCCGTCTAACTTTTGCAGCAACGGGTAGGTTCGGATTTTTCAGGTGGCCTTCAGCCTGCTGATTGGTGAAGTCCAAAACATGAAACGGAACCCATCCCTTTTTCCCGGCCATTATCATGAAGTAAATGGGCGCGATAGACAAATAACCCATTGCAATCGCAAACAGGTTCCGCTTGGTCAGGTCGAGCGTAAAGCCGCTAGGGCCGGTACCGTCGAGGGGATCCACGTTAAATTGGGTCAGGTTGTCGTCTGGGTCGATCGGTGCGCCAGTGGTGTTGGGGATAAAGTTCTCGTTACCCCCTTCGGTGAACCACAGGCCGGGTGTTGTACCTTGCGACCCTATTGCCAGGGCATCTTCGGCATTTATCAATCCGTGCTGGACATCAACTCCGTCCTGTAGCTCAGACTGGTTGTGAGTGAAGTGGCAAAGGGTTTCATGTCCTGCCCGATACCTAACCGCATCCAGCGATTCCAACAGACCCGTGCCAACACCTGCGCCGCACTCGATCAAGGCGTCTGAACCAACGGTCCCCACTGAACCTGTCCCGGTGGATAGAGTTGTTCTGAGTTGAAACGTCGACAGTCCGTAATGAAAATTAACGGAAACGTCGTCAAGCTGTTCGGCTGTTCGGATTTCCCCGAAGATCGTATTTAGCGCAACCCTTCCGGCGATGTCTGCGTGTATCGCTTCAACGGAGCTGGGAGCGATCGGCACGCCTGCCAGAGTTGCCCCATAGGTGACGGCCAGTTTGACAGGACCGGAATTAGTGAGCGGCCGCGTCCAAAATGTGGTATCCGATTTGATTGAGAACGTGGTGTTCTCCCCAGGTTCCATCCGGTGGCCGATATCGGTGTTCGTGACTGGCTTCGTGGGACTGACCTGGAAGATGACAGTCGTGTCACTGCGGTTGGTGATCATCCCGACCGCATTGCCCGCACTGATATCGACCCACTCGCCAGCAACCAGCGGGGAGCTGGCGATATCTATGACGATCGTTTGGTCCGACATTATTCCCCAACTTCAACGTCAGTAACTGCCTGAACAGAAAATAGACAGGTTGTTGCGATCATACGATCAGAGCTCCAGATACAGAATAGGTAATGCTGTCGGTGTCGGCATGATTAGCGGATACCCGGTACGTGGTAGGCAGGACATCAGTTGCAGTAATGTTTGCTACAGCCGTCAGCCCCGGGTATACCGTCAGCACAGTCGTTCCTACAGCGGCAATTGCTGCGCTTGTCAACAGCCCATAATACTTGCCGCTAACAGGATCTTTCCCTTGAATCGTGAAGACCACGGATGCCAACGCGGGATCTACAGTTACGTCAATGACTACCTTGATCCCTCTGGCATTATCGTTCGTGAAATCCGCACTATCCTCATCAGCCGTCCGGGCCTCACTGGCAAAGATTGTCTCCTCTGTATTGCCCGCCACGCCCCTGAAATTAACCCCGGGGGTAACCGTGACATTAGAATCACTATTGATGGCGCGGGCGAACACCGCTTGTCCGGCAGGTAAGTTGTAAGGCTGCGCATTACGCGGATACAGGGTATGCCCCGTGGTGACAGACGCCGCAGGCGCGGTGGCCGCTTCGAGGTACAGGATATTATTACTGCCCGAATTCGTGAACATTCCGGTGGACCCACTAGAAACCTGGGTCCAACCGGTCGTCACAATCGGTGTAAAGATTGTGTCAGCCATAATGTTTCGCCTGTTATTAGCTAGGCAGGATTTCGAAAGTCACAACACCGTTAGATGCGACGGTACTTAAGCCATCCTTGACTATCTCGATGGCTTCAGCCGCTGTAATTACATTCAGCGCCGAGGGAGTGGACTGATCCACGGTGCCCGGTAGCGATCCCGAAAACGCGATAGTAATCGCCGCATCGGTAACCGCAGTTCCGCCGATCTCGAAAGTCAAACCCGCATTTGCCGTGGTGATAGTTGTATCAATCACGTTGCTGATCTTGACGATCGTGCCAGCGATGCCCGGAACGGCCCACACGCTGCCCGCAGTCGAGATATCCCCGATCGGGACGACCACCAGCTTGGTTTTCAGGTTCTGGCCGGTGGCGGTCTCTACAGAGCCTCCGAGTACGGCCTTGTTGTCTCGGCTACCAGTGCCGGGTTGCTCAAAGAAATTGTCTACTGATTCACCAGCCATGATTTAAACCCTCGAAATTCGGAATTGATCGTAAATAATTGTTACGCCGGCGCCATTGATGGCTGCCTTCACGTCTGGGCAGTCGCCCCGGTTGCGGTACCAGAAAGCCACCGTGCGCTCAATCGCCTGGATAATCGAATCCTGACACTGAAAACCCTCTGTTACGAACCGGATTTCAATGACCTGTTCGCGATCGTCGCTATCGGTCGGCCATTCCTGATCCTCGTTTAGCAGGATTTCAGAGGACTGAACCAGCTTCTTGAGGTAGAAAACAGTCGACGGTACCGTTACCAGGCTACCGCTTACCAGATGCTTGACCGTGGTTACAGACGCCACAGGGTCGCGGCGCAGTTCTATTCGATCAGTAAACCGATCCAGCAACAGATCCCACGTAATCGCACGGAAATCACGCCCGGTGTATTTCTCACCCCATTCCGTAGCGGCATCGATCATCGCTTGAATGATCGCATCGTCAGCCGTTGCGGTGATCTTCAGGTAAGCCTTGATCGAAGCCAGAGAGACTGGCGACGCTACAGCTGATAACCGCTGATATACGGCTACATTACGAAGGAGGTGAGTCACGGTTATGCCTTCCGCTCAGCTTTCGGCTTTGGCCCCGGCTTGTTGCGTTCGGCTTTAGGCACCGGGCCCGTTTCAGGCTCAGGCTCGGGCTCAGGCTCGGGCTTAGCGCGGACAAACTCAGCGCGGCCTGCATCGGTCGCGATCTTGGCCAGGCGCGCAGAAACTTCGCGTTCCTCGCCGGCTGCAACCTCGAAGATCGGCTTGGATGGCTCATCCATCCAGCGACCGGGCTCAAGGAATTTAATTTTGATATTCGTCATCGGTTCACACTCCAACAAGAGGCCCGAAGGCCCCTATCAGTTACTCAGCGGTCGGAGCGGATTTGGGGTGGCCCAAAACCGCATGCGAAGTAAAGTTGGTGCCGCCAGAAGATGTACCCGTAGACACGATCGAAAGACGCTGGAAGCGTTTCTTACCGATTGAGCCAACCCGCAGTGGCGTATCATCGTCAGCAGCAACGAAGCCTGTCAGAACACCCAGGGTTTCGTCAGCACCTACTACGCTCGAACCGGTGAAGCCGACGACGTCAGCTTCCTCCAGCAAAAACGCATACGCACCGTCCGTGATGGTGCCGGACTGGATCATATATTCCAGTGACTCAAAGCCAAGAGTATCGATGACGTTACCGACAGTGGTGGTATTGGTGGTGATGTCCTGGACATCCAGGGCAATCAACCCTTTTACATTACTATGAAGGTCAAATTCAGCCATGATGGCAATCCTCTATTTCAATTCAGCATCAGAACAGGGCCCGAAGGCCCCGGCCGTTAGATTACGCCTTCACCTGCAGCAGCTTGATGGCTTCCGGCAGAGTTACCTGGCCAGTGTTCCAGCGCTGGAGGGTGAATTCGACGATCGCCTTGCGCTTCTGAGTCACCTCGTCACGGATCACGGCCAGGCCGGTACGATCGATGATGGTGTAACCCCGAGCGAAGTCACCGAATGCGATCGGGATGGCCGCGCTGGCGATATCAGGCATGTCATTGGCGATCAGGTAAGGGAAGCCGTTGATGGTGTTCATCACGACGCCGTTCATACCTGGCTGCCACAGAGGATGACCGTCACCGCCTTTCAGGGTCCGGAGGAATGCCAGGGTGCGACGGTTAAACACATAAACCGGGTTGTAACCGGTCTTCAGGTCACCGGTCAGCAGCATCACGTCATCGAAGTTCACAGTACCGGAGGAACCCGAGATCCGAGCGTCCGCAACGACACGGCTGTCAACGGTGAAGCCTTCCGGCTGCTTGAAACCTGTACCGGCCACGAACCCTTGACCCTCGCCCAGAGCGAAAGATTCACCACCGTCGCCCATGATTTCGGCTTCCATATCGAAAGCGGAATCCATCAGCATATCCATGGTGATCGGGATCGTGACAGTCTGTCGGAACGCTGTCAGCGTCTCGTTCTGGTAGGTGCTGGTGTCATCGGTACCAAGTTCCGCCTCGCCTTCATACTGCGCGGTTGGAATGGTGTCGCGGACAGGAACTTCCAGGGACTTAGCGCCGATGGTTCGAACCCGGGCGATACGTCGGATGTCAGAGATTTCCGTGATCTTCTTGGTGATCGCGTTGTCCATTTCGGTCGGAACCAGGAAGCCGCCTTGGACATCACTGTCGGTGCGGAGGGCTGCTTTCTGCTCAGCGTCCAGAGAATAGACGTCACGCTTGACGAACTGTTCGAGAGCCTTGTATTCGTCGCTTTGGTGGTAGTCCTTACCCTCTCCGGCACCACCAGAACGAGCCAACTCAGTCTCAAGAACGTCCATGCGCTCTTTCAACTCGTCGGCGGATTTTTCGGCGGTCTTGGTATCAGTCAGAAGCTGCTGGTTCTTTTCTTCCTGAGTTGCCAGAACGGCTTCGATCTTGTCGATCTTTTCGAAGTTAATCGATTTCTTGTCAAACTCTTTACGCAGCTCGGATACCGCCTCGGCTACATCGTTCATAGTGGGATCGGACATAACGTCCTCCTGCTGTCGGTTACGTATTATCTATCGTTTCCGGCTTCAGGCATCCCACCTGCTGCAGCGTTTCGGCATCTCACCGACCCGCGGTTCGGGCATGTTCTAAGGTTGTTTAATTAGAACGGTCGGTACTGATCTCCGACTTGATATCTTGTTATGAGAGCTTTCACCCTTTACCAGTGATACCCGGGATGGTCCGTCCCTGTGCATCAGTCCGCACATTCGTTCTAATTAAACAACCTCTTAAAATCTACTTCTGTAAATCTTTCTTAAACCCTTTGAGCTCAGCCATCAGCTGCCTGAGTTCTTCGTGATCTTGATTGTCGGTTGGTTTCTGCTTGACGTCAAGTTTTCCGGCCAGGGTCTTGGCAGCTGACTTTGACATCATGCCGGTATCGCGCAGAAACTTCTCAAGGTCACGCTCTGACCAGGCTTTGACGTCATCGGCTACAAAATACTGTTTGTCGTCACTGCTGAACGGACTATCGATGCCCATCTTTGCATAATAACGCTCAATGTGGCGGATAACTGTTGGCCGATCGCCTTCAGGAATGTCGACCCCACCGCGGGCGCCAAGCAATGCCGCAGCTGCTGCAAAGATTCCCCGAGGTACCGCGGTCAAGCGCCCATCGATCACATCAGCGATCGGCAATTTGTAGGATCCAAACTGATCTGGTGCCGTCTGGTCAAACCATACAAAGCCCTGGCGATACTTTGAAGTAGGCTGCTCAGTCGAATCGGTGAACTCACGCACCCGGGAGATAGCTGCATTGGCATCCCATGGGCGGTCTTGTGCAGCCAGCGGCAGGTCTTGGAAAGGTACTGCGGCTTTGACTTCGGTGATCCTGGCTTCTGGGTTCATGGGCTCGTCTACGGCTGATCCTTCCCATACGATTGCCTTGCGGATGACTCGAACTCCATTTTCCATAGAATCTTCTAATGAAGTAAACCCAATGGAAAAATCAGAAACAACGCCCTGCTTGATTAAAGCAAATAACTCTCGCCCTTGTTGAACCTCGAGATTAATCTCGCCAACAACGAATAGACCTTTCTCATCCTCTAAAGCAGTTTCAATAGGAAAGCCACCGACTGTGCGACCGTGATGATCCTTGAATCGAATAGGTCGATTGTCACGACGGTGCTGCTCAAGAGATTCTAGGAATGCACCAGGGGCGAAACGATCAAACCCGCGATCTATGTCGAACGTCGCAATATGCCCTTTGACGATACCAACAGGAACGCCATTGCGCTCGATCTGTTTGAACTCAGCGATATTGCCGCCGACGAATTTAATCTCGCGTGTCATGTTGTCGCCTTTGTCATCCATATTGTCTCGATCAATTGGTGGTGATGTGACTTCACCGTCCAGAGTGTGGGTGTGATCTCCACCAAGCGGCCCGTTTGACGAGGTGCGATTCCCCGTCACCGTGTGCCAGTGCAGATTTTCGTCAGCTGGATCCGGTACCGGAGGGCTGGTCTCTGTACCATCTGGCATCAAGTGAATGTGTAAATGGGCCATCGTATCAGCCTCCAAGGCTTGTTAGTAGTTGCTCGCTCGCTGTTCGATCTGTTCTGGCTTCTTCGCCACGCTGCCTGCGTATTGCGAATACTGACTGCGCATCGATAACACTGCTGCATCGACAGTTTATAATATTGCCCGCCGATGCGCCAAGGCTACTGTCGCCTGGCCAGCGTAGCAGTTGACCGCCTACGCTGAACGGTTGGTTGAGTGTGACAACTTGGCTGTCAGCTAGCATGTGAGCCTGCCTGACACGTTCGTCGCCGACTGTAACCCACTCTTTTGTCACTGGCGTTTCGCGCAACGATCCGCCGGTAACGCTCGGAGGTTGGAATGTCAAAACCTGAGCCTCAGTCGCCTTGGCCGTCTCCGCCGGCGCCTGGGTTTCGAGTGACGCAATGCCCGTGACGCGACCTCGTAGCTTGCGACTCAGTATAGCCCCAACACCCAATGCAATCTCTGTCCTGACTTGAGGCCGGCCGGCTGCCGCTTCTTCCTGGCTGACAGCAATGGCAGTGTCGATCGATGTCTGGATATCGCGCTGATTGGTACCGGTTATGATTTCAGACTGCTCTGGCGCCCGGGTGCCGAAGAATATGGCAAGTGCCGCGGCGATGGCTTCAGTTTCGGAATCAGTAGCCTCGATATCGGCCGGCAGTATCTGCGTGATCTGGTCACTGAATTCAGGGCCAACGCGGTCGTAATGTTCTGCGAGCAACGCTGTGAGCTCTGGCTGCATGTCCGACGCCTGGAATGTCCTCCCAGTCTGAGCGTATTCCTTGACTGTGGCCCGACCTAGCCTGACGTTAAACCGGCGCATATCCTCAGCCAGCAAACGCTCAAGCTTGAGTTTCTGGGCCAGGTCGCGTCGGGCTTCGTTGGCTGCCATCAGTCCTCCATGAAATTAAACGACAGGCTATTCTGACCACCCTCACCGTAGCAAATCACGCGGCCCAGCGGATGTGTAGGGTCGTATGCAACCAGAGTTGCTTTCTGCAATCCTTTAAGACCAACCAAAGATCCGAAATCAAACACCACTGCACCGTCATTCTGCCAATAAATCTGGCTTGTAGGGCTATCGTCAGAAACATCCACGACCACAGCAGGCTCAACGAAGTCGCAAACCATGCGAGTCACACCAGACAGAGGATTGGCAACGATATTGCCATCTGGATTCTTGATCTCCACCTGGACAGTCGCCTTATTACTTCGACCGGAATATACATTCTCTGTAATAGCCATCGGTTACCCTGCTGTATCGCCTTTGAAGCTTAACACCCCTGTATCATTACTCAGTGAGGCCTGTGATGAGGCAACCACCCGACGAATCCAGATCGGGAAGGTGTCGGTCGGCGTCATGGTGCCGATGGATAACCCCGTCCCTTCTGATGTCGGACTGGTGAACGATTCACCCACCGGTGCAAAGCTCTCATCGGCAACAATCTCAGCAGTGCCGTTCAGCCCCTCACCTGCCAGCGAGATCGCCAGAGTGGTGGTGGCCTCGTTGCTTTTTAGATAGATCGAGCCGTTTTTATCCCAGTTCTGCAGCCTGAACACGTAGTAATAGCTCGACACGGTGTTATCCAGCGTGAAACTACCCATATAATGCGGTTCAAACGATCCGCTAGGCGCAGGCTCGGCGTTAGTGCCGTCGGCCTTCGGTCGCAAATGAATCTGAACGTTGTTGTTTTCGGTTGGCGTGCCGGCGGTGATCTGTAGGCGTGCGTCGAATTCGGGGTAATCCTTCTCTGTGGCGGCCATCAGTGACGCAATGGTGGCGGCCGCGTGTGCCTGTACCTGTACGCCTGCCGTCAATGAAATACCGCTGCCAACGACGATCCAGGCGCTGGCGCCGTCCTGTTGTATTACTTCACCGGTCATCAGATCTCATCCTTTGCGCGTTTTTCGACGGCTTTTTTTACCTGAGCGATCGTCAACCCAGGCCATACTTTAACGGGCTCGGATGCCATCGCGAACAGTGCCGTCTTGGCCGGGCCAGAGATAGCCCCAGCAGCAACTAAACCATCCAGCATCGCCACCACAGCCAGCTCAGATACATCCAGCGATGAGTCCGCACCCTGAACCAATAGCACCGCCATCTCCGCCGCGACCGAAGTGGCCGACGCAGATTTCAGCGCCAAATAGTCTACGTCGAACTGACCCGCCCACATCCGCAGCTCATTGCCGCTCAATGGCCGGGTGGCCGGTGCCGTCAGCGCAGACAACTCGGTAAACGCCGCCCGGTAGTCGGCATATCCTGTCGCTGCATCGGCCAGTGCCGGATAATCAACGCTCATTTCACTCACCATCAGATATGCCCTCACTTTGTTTTTTCATTTCTCTGAATCCCTCGCAAGCTCAGTATCACCCTGATCGTCGGTAAACAGATCCGTACCCACTGGAATCAACGTGGCCGGCATCATGACAGTATCGCCGCCGTCGACAGGCTCTTTGCCGATGAGCCCGCGCATTTCGTTCAGCGTTTCAAGGTTCAAATCTCGGCGCAGCTTGAGCTCTTCATTCCGACGACTGGCCAGGGCTGTGATCTGGTCCATATCATAGGTCAAACGGACCTTGCTCGGGTCCAACCCATACCGCGGCAACAGGAAATCAGACAGGCCGCCAAAGATGCGGTCAGCAAGCGGCAACACGGCGTCGTCATACAATGCTGACTTGGCCTCTTTGTAGTTATTGAACGTGGTGGCGTCTGTGGATAGCAACGGAAGCGGGAACTTGTACTGGAGAGCGACAGCTTCCTTGGCCATGGTTTGCAGGTTGGCGAAGTCCATGTCTTTATTATTGGTTCCGAGCTCTTCGATGCTGAGCTTGCCGCCGGATGTAACCCCGATCTGCCCAGCGTTCCCTGTACCGCCATACTGATCGAGAACCCGTTGCTTGGTAGCCTGGAAATCATCGTCAGACAGATCAGCGTCGAAGTTGAACACCAGTGACACCCGGCCCCCATTGGTCAACAGGCTGACGTTGTGGTTGTTGCCTTCGATATGCTGGCGCGCCTCAGCCGATGCAGACAGCAAAGGCGACTGACCCCTGATCAGAGAGTTGTCTCGCGTTGAGTAGTTCCGGATCTGCTTCAGTTCTGACAGATTGCCGCGTAGATATCTGACCGACCGGCCACGCTGAACCAGGCTGTATGCTCCGGTCAGACTTTGACCAGACACGATCATCGACGTGGCCAGGCCGTCAGAGCCTTCATTGACAGTAACGTTCTTCGGATTTATCGGCTGCAGCTCGAGCGGCGGGCGATTGATATTGCCGATCGCAATCAACTCTGCCTCACCGGTGATCAAATATGCCTTACCAAGCGCCTCAAGAAACAGGTCTTGACTGAAAAACGGACTCGGTGACTGAAGCAGCTCGAGTACCGGGTGGTCGGTGATGATCTCCGACCCTTCCTTCAGGACAGGGTTGATCGACGCGAAGGCTTCGGCGATGTAATTAATTGGTATGCTGACGGCGCTGGACTCGTTGTAAAGATTCATCGCAGCGGTAGGCGTAACGATAGTGCCTTTGGCGCCGAACTTTAGGAAGCTACCAAGCTCTTCCGACAGGCCAAGTACCTTGGTCGAAGACTTGGTCTCAATCTGTTTTTGACCCCAAGAAGAAGGATTATACCAAGTCATAGGTCATTATCCATTATCGTCCGCCTAAGCGAATCTCGTTACTTAAGCCATGAACGGTTTTAGGGAGTGGACGATTCCGCGAAAAAGCGCGTCTTTAGCTTGCTGCTCCATAGGTAATTCATCAAATGGAACTAAGCAGGGGTGCGTCTTGACGTCTGGGTCTTTAATTTCACCAAAAGTCCAACCGTCAGATATTTTATCAGCCGCCCAGTTATCATGACTTGCAGAGTCTCCTGCTTCTGAATTAGCCAGATGGAATTCAACACCAGCAACAGCGGATTTTCTTTGCCATTCAGGTGCTTTTTCCCAATACTCTTGGGTGTCATCCCCGTGAGTTTCACATAGCGAGGCGTTTGCTTCATGACAAATTTTTGCGATATCAAAAATATTCATAGGTCGTTATCCGAAGTGAATTTGGGCTTTGGCAATAGGTGCGTAACACATTATCAACGAATCAGCTAGGTTTGGCGACTTAATACCACGCTTGGCCATCTTCTTTTTTGATTCTACGATAATTCTGCCCACTTCGTCACTCTCGCGTTTGGGCCTGGACAATTCTGATACCAGTTCTGTTGCCATCGGCAGGCTGGAAGGGATGCTGATCAACCGTTCATGCGGTATGTCTTTACCTTCAACAACGGCCTTGTATGTATCGTGGAACCGCTCACGAACAGCCCACCAAGTCTGAGCCTTGACGTTCTTGAACATGTCCCTGTTTTTCTTACCCTCAACGAACTGCTTATCCGGGTTCACAACACCACCACCAGCTGAAAAACCTTCCACCTTCAGCCTGACGTCCTGGAACTGCTCGAGCTTTGACAGCTCTTTGGTCTTACCCTTGACGCCGGCTCCGACACCAACTGAATCATACACCAATCGGTCCAGGGTGTTATCGATCGAGTAATTCCAGGCCTTCTTGGCGGTCTCACTGGTATCACCTTCGGCCCACTGATCAATGTGAGTTATCACCTGGCCATACATGGCGATCAATGCATTCTTGTCTGAACCCTCGTCGGCAACATCAAGCCCAGCGCGCTTTTCACCGATCGGCTCAAATCCTAGTTTTATATGCGCGTCGATTGCCGCCCGAACGTATTCTGCCGGGATGAATATATCCTCAACAGCCGCGGCATAATCTCGATCGACCTCCTGAGCGAATACGTGGGTCAATCCCTGCGAGTCAGCCTTTGCTTTGCGCGCGTCATACCACGCTTGGTCTTTCCCTGGGTGATCGCGCCAGTCCATGATAAACGTCTTCACAGACCCAGATAGGCGCTTCCTGTGGAACACAGTGCCCTCACCGCAGACAGACGATATATCCACCTGGACGTTCGTGTTATCTCCAAGCGATGCCTCAATGAGCTCTGGTCGTTCGTAATGCGCCGACTCATCCTTGAAATAAATCGACTTCCGGCCACCACGGCCAATATTGTCGCCGGCCTCACCTGTAATAGTTGATTCGTTCGCCGGGTTTATGCACTTCATGAAATGCATGTGTTCTTTTTCGCTGAACCCTTTCGGAACAGCGTACCAGGGCAGATGCCTGACGATCATTCGGATTTTTTCGAATATCGAGTCAGGGTCTCCCAATTTATCGACCAGTTGTTCTTTGCGCGATCCCCATCCAACAGATGACCCGGGTTTATACAGCCACAGCCAGACAGATATCCCAGCACAGATCCAAGTCGCGCCCATGTCGCGGGATTTTTCAACGAGGCCGTCGTTCTGGCCATCCATTAAATCGCCAAGGACAAACCTGATTAGATCTATCTGCTTGGGGAACGGGATGAATGGCATCTTGGCCGGCAGGCCCTTTGACGGGTTCCGGGGATCGTAGGTGACGCAGCAGTCACGAATGAAGGTTGCGCAGTCATCGGCATAATAAGACGACGCTGTTTCTACTGGAGACGGCGTTGAGTTGATTATTTGCTGAACTTGTTTCCGCCTCTGGAGCTCAGCGCAGAAATTAGGAGGCCATTCCATTCTTTTTCAACAGCTCTAGCGCCTGGTCTTTGGTCAGAGAGGCGTCTTCGGTTTTTATGGGTGATCCATCAGGGTCACCGCCAACAGCCAACCTGACAGCAGCGTTGTAGCCCTCAAGATCAGCAATCTGCTTCATGCATGCTTTCTGATCATGAATCTTGAATTTTATTCCGTCCTTAGACGCAGTGATCTCGCTGATGGCTGCCGTGCCTGCTCCTCCAATTCGAGAAGGGTCTTTCAGCGCCCAAAATGATTGCTTAATTTCCTCACCATCTGGAGTCACAACCATCACATCTTCGTTGATATCGACCACGTCGGTGATCTCTGTCCGGGCAAAGCCAGTCAGCCGCTCAAGCATCTCCTGGCGGGTCATAATCGACGGTGCTATGAGATGAGCGTTGAAAGATTCGATGAAAGCAACCACATTAGGATTGTTTAGGAGCTCTGATGCGCTTGCTCTTTGAGAATTGTCATTCTTGGCTGTTCCTCCACCCTGGAGATAAGCATCGATATCTGACAGCCCCTCAAGCGACTTAAGAGCAACGTTTCGCTGTAGCCTAGACCTGAGCTTGCCGAAGAGATCAATCTGCTCCTGGGTAAGCTCAACCGCTCTGTCACCGATGATTATCTTCATAATGGCACCTGTCTAGGCAACAGGCTTAACTGGAGGCTTTGGAGGAACCACAGGCCTAGCCGTAGTGTTGTACTGAGGCCAGCGCTCCTCTGCAACCCATGTTCTTTCATTGCAATTGACGCAACAGACGTGGTTGACGCTTTCGCCGTGCATTGGTCTGAATTCAGGCTCTCCGCCTCTACCGCTATTCGCGGACCATTTGTGAACGCATTCGCTCATCATATCGATTACCTCAATCGTATTCGCTGGTGGCCTTGCCTTCAGCAAGACGCTGTTTCAGAAGATACCCCTCCAGAGCCCAGATCTTGTCCCGGGCATTTGATCGGGCGATTTTGATGCCAATGTCAACATCGAAGTTCTCCGGGCTGGCGCATGCGCTCTCACCGGTTACGGTAAAGCCGTTCTGCAGGGTTAGACAGCAAACAGTCAGGCAGCTTCCTTCGAATACATGGTATTGCTCTTTGGCAATAGCAGCATCGATCAGGGCCGGGGTGAGTCGAGGAGCGTTCAGCCCCTTTTCCTGAATTTCTTTCTCAAGGTCTTGTTCGTTCATCGGTCTTTCCTTCTGACTTTCAGGGTTTCAACGGATCCATCGTCATAGTGATAGATCCAGGTATGGGTTGTGTATCCATCATAGACAGGGTGCTTGATGTACTCCTGTCTGATGAGGGCCTTCATAACGATCAATACTTGGAATTACTGGTCGCAGGGCCGCCTGATTTCCGTTCTGATTTATCCGGCGTTTTTGTTATCTTTTTCTTACCGGTGAACGTGGTTTTTGGCTCTACTTGTTTTTCGTCAACCCACCAGCCTTGCGACTTTATTTCAGCCAATTGCTTCGACTCCACAAGCACTCTAGAACATCCATTTAGATATACCGATCTTCCAGTGACAGTGCCTTCCGTGCCTCTGACTGGGTCAAGAACGAGCTGCCCCATCTGTACTATCTGCGGCGGCTCTCCGGCCGGCTTCATTACCTGCTCTTGATTCTCTACAATTTCAAGCTGTGGCTCATCGATCATTACGCTGTCGGGGATTTTACCATCCTCTCCGACTCTCGGCTGAACGCAGTATCGATCACAACCATACATATACGTTGCTCTGTTCTCCGCAACGCCCACGAATCCAGTAACTCGATCCCTTACGATTGTTCCAAGCTCAATAGTCATTAGTCTTTCCTTTTGGTTTTAGGTTTTCAATTACCAATCACAATGAGTGGAACCGATCGATGTAAATGCTGTGAACGTTGTGCATAACGCGAACCCTGCCGTCTTGACTTGTCCACCGGTCGCGCAGAGTCTCATAAGCGATACCTTGCTGACGGCAGAACTCAGCAGCAGACATACCAAGCTTGGCCTTTATGTAGCTTGACAGACCTCTGTCTTCGGATTGGGCGATATCTTTTTTATTCATGCTGCTATAGTAGGCGAATACTCGCCACGGAGCAATAGGGGAAAATGATGATTGTAATTGGCTGCGATCCTGACTCGGAAGCCCACGGTATAGCGATTTATCGTGACGGAAAGCTTGAACAGCTTGAGAAATGGAACATCTCTGCTCTGATCACATACCTATCTGGGCATGACGACCTGGCCGGCGTTATGTTCTCGATCGAGAATGTGATGAAGAATCAGTTCGTCTATGCCAGGAACCGTAAAAAAAGCAAAGCAGCAGAGAGTAAAGTTGCGATGAGCGTTGGTCGCTGCCAGCAGTCGCAGGTGGAACTCGAGCGTGTTCTCACTCACTTCGGTGTCAAGTTCGTTCGATTCCCGCCGCAGAGGGGTAACTGGTCAGATCTGAAGCCGCAGTTCGAGAAGGTGACTGGCTGGACCGGTCGGAGTAATTCCGATTGCAGATCGGCAGCCTTCTTCGGATACCTGGCCCTGTCTAATCGACAGAAAGCCCTTTCTCTTTGACCTGGTCCTCGAGGAGTAGCGTTCTCAGCTTTGCCTGGCGCGTCTCCTCTATGGCCTGAGTTGCCTTTTCTTCTTCGATAACCTTTCTCTCGTCCCTGGTTTGATAGTCGCTCCAAAGCTCTGCGATATTGATCAGGATGATGGTTATAGGGACCAGAGCAC